CGCCGGCGCCGTGTTCACCGGCAGCGGCGCGCAGCTCGACAAGATCATGAAGGAGCAGCTGTTCGGCCTGAAAACGGTGAAGACCATCGACTTCATCGGCTACAGCAAGGAACACGGCTGCTATGTATTCGGCGACCTGGCCGTGCGCGGCGGCGTGATCGAGGCCGCCAACGCTGAGGATTACTTCGAGTTCAAGGGCCTGCGCCTCAAGACTCTGCAGAAGTCCATCCGCATGGAGATCGCCCGCACCGACGAGGGCTACCGCAAGGAGTGGCTCGGCTGGCTGTGGCAGTGCTTCGGTACCCAGGGCTTCATCGCCCTCGCCTACTGGTTCGGCTCGCTCTTTTCCGAACAGATCCGCGCCGAGTTCCAGAGCTTCCCATTCCTGGAGGTGACCGGCGAGGCCGGCGCCGGCAAGACCACCCTGCTGACCTTCCTCTGGAAGCTGCTGGGCCGCCCCGACGAGGAAGGCAAGGACCCCTCGAAAATGTCCAAGGCAGGCCTGCGCCGCTGGCTGAGCCAGATTTCCGGCATGCCGGTGGTCATGCTCGAGGCCGACCGCAGCGACGACAAGGGCAACGCCGCCAAGGCCTTCGACTGGGACGAGTTCAAGCCGCTGTTCAACGGCGGCAGCCTGGGCGTAACGGGCGTGAAGACCTCCGGCAACGAGACGCACGAGCCGCCCTTCCGCGCCGCCCTGGTGATCAGCCAGAACGCCACCGTTGCGGCCTCCGAGGCCATCCTCACCCGGATCGTCAAACTGCACTTCGTCCGTCCGGAGGTCACCGACGCCAGCCGCGCCGCAGCGGACAACCTCAACCACCTGCAGGCCACGGACGTGAGCCACTTCCTACTGATGGCCGTGCGCCTGGAGCAGAAGATTCTGGAAGTGTTCCGCGACCAGGTGCGCCACTACGAGCAGGAGCTGCGCGCCATCAAGGAAATCCGCATCGAGCGGATCATCAAGAACCACGCCCAGCTCATGGCCCTGGTCGAGGCCCTGCGCCTGGTGGCGCCCCTCTCCGATCGGCAGCACGACGCGGTGCAACGCGAGCTGCGCGCCATGGCCGTGGCCCGGCAGCACGCCGTCAACTCCGACCCGAAGGAAGTGGCGGAATTCTGGGAGGTGTTCGACTACCTCGAATCCCTCAGCGAAGAGCCCACCGTCAACCACTCGAAGAAGGACGGCGTCATCGCCATCCACATCAACGAGTTCTGCGAGCGTGCCGCCGAGCACAAGCAGAAGCTGGCCGACCCCGACACCCTGCGCACCCTGCTGCGCAACAGCCGCAGCCGCCCGCTGATCGAGGCCAACAAGTCCGTCGACAGCGCCGTGCGCCAGGCCTTCAACGCCCGTAACAACGCCTCCAACCAGCGCCCCACCACCGTGAAGTGCTGGCTGTTCAAGGCCAACTGAACCCCGGCGCGGCAACGCCGGCTCAACCCCAAGGAGAAGCACCATGCAGCAACAAGAGATCGACCGGAAAGTCCGGCAACTACACCGCTTAGCAATGATCGGCGCCAGCCTGTTCGCCACGCTGATGCTGCTGAAAATCGCAACGACATCGCACGAGCTGCTGCTGTTGCTCAGCCTCACTGACTGCCAGTTCGGCTGAGGGCTCTGTCATGCACGACGACAACGACAACCTCTACCACCCCAGCCGCCGCGAAACCCTGCTCACCCTGCTGGGCAGCGGCGTAACCCTCGCCGTGCTGGCCGCCGCCGGCTACCTGGCCCCCACCCTGCTGGCCTTCGCGGCCCGCTAACCCCAGTCCCGGGCGCGGCAACGCCCGGGCAACCAACCCAAGGAGAAGCACCATGCAAAAGCCCTTCGCTATCACCCACGCCATGCGCGAGGAAGTTGCGACCAAGCTCACCCTGCAGGCTGTCCAGCAGCACGGCCCGCGAATCGCCGTCGACCTGGAGGCACTGAACTCCCAGTTCTGGGCAAAGCACTGCGACGCGGTCGACGCACTGCCTGGCCTCGACAAAGCCCACTGGGCCGAGCTGATCCAGGCCGGTGCAGTGACCGCCACTGCATCCTGCGAGCATTACTACCTCAAACTGCACGAGGGTGATGATCCGCGGGAAACCCAGTTCGTCGCCGTTTACAAGGAGTACAAGGCCGACACCCGCAACGCCCTGATCGCAAAAGTGCTGGGATCATCAGCCTTTGAAGGCGTGAGCCGGCACCTTGCCTCACAGCGCTATGACGGCCACTGGGTGCTCAGCCTGAAAAGCCCAACCGGCGCCGTGCCACGGATGGCCAAGATGGCCATCATCACCGACCCCGTATTGGAGTCTCTGGCCCTGATGGCCTGCCGTGATCTGGCTGGCGTGATCGAGGCTGCCATCGAATTTCGCTCGCAGGCCATGAGTGTTCTGATGGCGTGCCGCACCTCTCGCCAGGTCGAAGACCTCTTCCCCGAAGCGGCCAAGCTGCTGCCCAAACCGGCGAAGGATGAGCGGGCACTTGCTCCAACCGAGCTGGCCGCCAGCGTGCGCAACATGCTCAGCAAGGGTGTCCCGCCCGTGCTGGCTCAGGTTTGAGGTGGTGAACATGAGCACCGCAGCCCAACGCGACGTGCGGGACGTGTTCGACGAGCTGTTCCGTGCCGACCAGGAGCGCCCGGCACTTCGTCAGGCTGGTATCGAGGCACTGCACCGCCTGGTACCGGTAGCCCAGCGCGACACGGGACAGAGCGGCGTTGTCGGCCGCTTCCTGCTGGGCCTCTACAACGGCCAGGCCTACCCCTTCGACCTCACCGAGTTGCGCCGCCTGGACGTGGGCCTGTTCGACGACTGCCTCGCTGTGCTGCGCCTGGATAACACCCCCGAGCAGGAGGTCCACGAATACCTGCCCCGGGGCGAGTCCATCTGGGCGGAGTTCCGCGAGCGCTGGGCCTGAGCCCAGAAACAAGAAGGCCCCGCCGAGCGGCAACTCGGCAGGGCCTGACCAACCCCAAGGAGAAGCACCATGCAAGCACAAACCCCCGAAGTCAGCGGCGAGAAGGCTACCACGCCCGCAGCAGAGCTGCGCCTCGTCTCAGTCGAGCAGCTCAACAAGATCCACCGCGAGCTCGATGCTTGCCAGAAGGTCATTTGGCTGGCCGGCTGTGGCCAGCGTGGCTACGGCTTCGACCCTGCCTACGTCACCGGGGCCCAGGAGCAGCTCAAGCAGATCGAAGCCATACTAGCCGCCGCGCCAGCGCAAGGGCAGCAGGTGGAGTGCCAGGAGTGCGAGCGGTTGCGCGCAGAGGTTACGCGCTTGCATGCGCTGGTCTCGAACTACAGGACGGCAGAGAGCCTGCTCTGCGCCGAACTCGCCGCGCTCAAGGCGCAGCAGGTGGAGCAGAAGCCGGTCGAAGCGGTACACCTCGGATGGGATTATCTGGACGACCGCACGAAGGTCGCTACCTACTTCGTTCCGTGCCCAGGCGATACGCCACCTAAGCTCTATACCGAACCCCAGCCCGCGCCAGCTCAAGGCGTGGCGGAGAAGGACGCGCTACTGCGCGAATTCCTCGACGTATGCACGGGCGGTTTCGCTGACGACGACCATGTGCGGCGCCTTCGCCTTCGGCTGGAAGCCCTTGCCGCCCACAACAAGCAGAGCGGGGGTGCCCAATGACCACCCGCCCCCGCCCGACCATGGCCAGCCACCGGCTCGACCTGCCCAGCATCTGCGACATCTGCGGCAAGGCCCGCTCCACCCGCAAGCACGCCAGCTGCAGCCGCATCCGCCAGCAGACCAAACAGGCCGAATGGGCCGCCATCCAGGCTGAGAAAGCCGCAGCCAAACAGCAGAAGGGGCGCCGCTATGCCCGTTGATGACCTCTTCTACCTGCAGGACAGCCGCAGCAACACCGGCAGCAGGGCCATGTTCTGGCGCGAGAATGGCGGCTACACCTCCAACCTGAGTGAGGCCGAGCAGTTCACCCGCGAGGCGGCGGTCAAGCAGTACGAAAGTCGCGAGAGCGACCTTCCCTGGCCGGTTAACTATGTCCGCGCCCTGGCCGAGGTCGGCGTCGACTGCCAGTACCTCACCAGGTCGGAAGCCGAGGCCTACCGCAATGAGGACGGCCGCGTATATGTGGCCTACGCCCGCGAGTGGGACGGTAACGACCTGGTTTGGCGCGGCGGCAGCCGCCCGACCTCCAACCTTGAAGATGCTATCCACCCGCTCGCAGAGGATGCCGCTGGTTACCTGGCCCAGGGCTTCGAGCTGTGGCCCTGCGGATACATCGCCGACCGCGCCCGCCCGGTAGTCCGCGCCTTCCTGCTCGACCACAAGCAGGCGCTGCGCTCGGTCGGCCTGAAGCTGCCCAAGCTCAAGCGCCCGCGCTACCGCAGCTACAGCGATCGGCTCAACTGCGAAGGCTGCGGCCGCTTCCTCAGCGAGCGCCAACGCTTCGGGGATTGCCCAAACTGCGGCGCGAGGAATGCGCCATGAGCCGCCTGCTGATCACCGGAGGCCGGCGCACCGGCAAATCCCTCTGGACGCTGTTCGCCTACGCTGCAGCGCATGGCTGGACACCGAAGCGCACCAACGGCGGACACCTGCGCTTCACCAAGCCAGGCCGCCCGATCATCCACACCAGCAGCACGCCGAGCGATCACCGTGCCGTGCGCAACGCACTGGCCATGCTGGCAAGGGCAGACCGATACGTCGTCCAGGAGGTGAGCAGAAAGCAGAAGTAAGTCACCCTGCCCGGCCGCCATCCTTGCCCGATGCGCGGCCGGCGGGCTGCTGGTGAGTATACCGGCCAGGCTCTGGACAGCCTGGCCACCCGACGAGAAACAGCGATCGGCAATTCTCGGCCATCAATCGGGCCGAGCCTTCAAGGCGCCCCTACACTGGCGCCGTTTTCTTTTGCGTGGGGACGCAGATGGCAGATGGAGTCGAGGTGCGCGGCAAAACCGTGCGCGTGTATTTCCGCTACGAGGGCGAGCTGTGCCGGGAGCCATTCCCGGGCGAGGCCACCCCCGAGAACATCGCCCAGGCCGAGCGCCTGGTCGGGATGATCAACTACGAAATCAAGGCCGGCACGTTCAGCTATGCCCGCCACTTCCCAGACTCACCCAGGGTGAAGACCAACACCCTCGGCCACTACATAGACCTCTGGCTGGATATCAAGCGCAACGAGCTGGCCCCGTCTGGCTTCCGTGCCTACAAGAGCAAGACCGAGAATCACATCCGCCCGGCCTGGGGCGAACACCAGGCCGACCAGATCGACCACCTGGACCTGCAGGCCTGGGTGCAGAAAACCCTCATGCCGAAGCTGCACAACAAGACGGTGCGCGAGATCGTGAGCTACCTGCGCCAGGTCTTCACCCTTTACCGCACCCGCAACAAGACCGCGCACGATC